GTGTCCTTGCCGTACTAAAAAACCGCCCCCCTTTGCTTGAATTGCATGATCTGCACAATAGCTGCAAGTTATCGTCATCATCTGTGCCACCTTGCATACGAGGAATGATGTGATCAACTGAATCGCCTTCATTTCCACACATTTGGCAAATGCCACGATCGCGATTGATGATTCGTTGTCTGATTTTGCGCCATCGATGTGATGACCCATTCTCTGTCAGTGCGCTTGTCATTAATAGTAATTCCTTTGCTGATGAAAGCGCCAGGCTTTGCACATTGAACCATATCGCGCATTGATGTATTTGATTGATGCATCTATCTGCCTATAGCCATCAAGGTTGCGATACCACTTGCTGCGCATCTGTCCTAGTCCGTAGTGGCTACCATTCTTTGCATTGACATCCCATCGTCTATTTTCTTTCGTGATGATGTCCTTGAAGCACATAAACTCATTCCATTCAATAATCCTAGAATGTGCATATAGCTTGTAGTGATCGATGGTCGTAGCTTGTGCGGGTTGCATCTGTAAAGATAGCGAGCCTATGAATAGGCAAAGCACTCCCCAAACCACCAGTCTCCTTAGCGAGCTACACGCCTTCAGGCGCTCGCTTGCAGAGCTGGATGGTAGCAAGCCTGTCAAGCGCATCGAGTTATCCACAGAATTTTGAGCGTTGTCTCGGCGTGTTATCCACAGGTTATCCACAGCCCTCACTGATGCCCCCATCCATCACCCTTGAAGTGTATGGGTGTTGCCTGATACACCCTTTCCATGATGATCGTGCAGTTATCGCAATTTGGAATCGGATAAATGTCATTGATGCCAGCCGATACATTCTTCACCTGGCCACACATTCCACATCTAAACTCATAAATCGGCATGGTATGCAGTCTCCTTATCAAGTACGGCAACGCCCATGACACCGCAGCTATTGCACTGGATCACTTCTACATATTCAGGCAAAGTATCTGTCACCTTGCAAATTGTCTGTGTGGTTAGCTTCTTTTCGACCCTGCACTCATATTTGATTTGCATAGATCGACCTTGAGAAGTTAGCCATTGGGTGCAGGTCTGCCTGGCCTATCCACCAGCTGCCATCGCTGCGCTGATGTGAAGGCCTACGAGCTACAGCCACAGGTATCCAGCCGCAGACATAGTATTTTGGCATCGATCCTGTGACCAGGATTGCGATGTCCTCTTTGCGATCAAGCTCTGAAAGTATCAATGAGCCATCCTGCCACTTTGTCCATTTGACCTCGATGTTATTACCGACATCGGCTAGATTTTTGTAGTTTGATGCTTCTAGGTTTATGGGCTTTCTAAAGTATTTGGCCACAGCTACTTCAGCGCCATAGGCTTCACTTTGTTGCATGACAAATGCTGGGAAGTTGAGTCGCTCTCTGTCATGCTGATGATTCCGCTTGACAGTCACGCCTTCCCACTGCGGGATGTAGTCTATTGCACGCCTTAGCCCGGCCTTTGTGACCGCGACCTGCGTGGCGTTGTCTAAATGAATTGGAATCATTTGCACACCTTGCAGCTGAAAAATATCGCTTGCCCATCCGCTTTGGTATATAAGCCTTCACTGATGGGAATGCGCCTGTCGCATTTATCGCACTGATCCCATTGCGGGATGATTTCTACATATCCCATCAGATACGCTCCTTCCATTTACCATCGCTACCTAGCACCATCCACTGTGGTGGGCATTGTTGGGCTTTGGTCTTTTCGGTGCAGAAGTATGCGCCCCAGGCCTTGCCATTCTTTTCGCCAGATTTCCAAATCATGTGGCCATGCTTACAGATAGGCGCTTCAGCTTGTAACTCACCGCCCAGTTCATCCTTGATTTGCTCGACAGCTGATTTGACTGTGGTAAATCCATCTTCCCAAATTGGCTTCGCCCAGGGATCATCCTCGACAAATGCTTTTGGCATCGTCTCGACCTGCTCCATATTTTCGCGGCTAGGCTTTTCCTCACTACCTAGTACAACGCTGCAAGCTCTACCGATGGCGCTGCTTACTGTGTCCTCGACATACCAGCGCTTCATTTGTGGATTGTAAGCACCCACCATGCCATGTGCGTAGTCGATAGCCGCTGGCTCTTTGTCCTCGTAATGGCGATAAATGCGGCACTCGATAAGAATGAAGCCCTTTTCAGGATTCCAGTCGATGATCGATGTGTGGATTTTGTTGGTTGGATAAGTCGCGTGCAGTCTCTGTACCTTTTGATTGACTGTCTCGTAATTGTCCAGGAATCCCATTATCGCACCGCCTTGCGAGCTGCGATCTTGCCTCGAATAAATCCTTCGCGCTTGCCTTCTTTCAGGCCTGCGGTGTAACCAAATGTAAAGCCTATTGCGACCCCTATAAGTAACCACATGGCCACTTCACCGATTGAATACATTTTTGCTCCCGTTCAGGGGGCTACTGTGCTTCGCTCCCTGCCTTAACTGTGGGGCATGGGTGCGGGATGGTCAAGAATCCTGCGTGTTTTTGGGCGTGTCGTTTGGCTTTTCGTGCGGTTTATCCTTTAGGCCATTTGATGCCAGCACTGAACCCAGTGCGCCTGTGAGGAATACTGTCAGCGTGGTCAGAAGCTCGATGAAGGCTCGATCGTTGGGCGCTTGTGCGCCGATGGGCTGGGTGACAAAAATGAGCGCGTACAGCATCCCCATGACCGACATAGCAAAGACCAACGCCAGGCATACTCCGATGAATACGATAAGTCGAGCTTTGAGCTGTTCATTTGTCAGTCTGCGGTGTGACCTGTCCTTCAAGTTCATCTCCGTAAATGTCTTGAGTGCAGACCCCCGTACTTAAACACTCTGGTGGATTACATTCAGGCTTTTGCCAGTTCTCGAACTCCTGGCAGGGATACCTCACCCATCCGTCATATCTGCCGCAGCTAGATAGCCCTATCGAAAGCGATAACCATAGGGCTACCCAGTGCGACCTTCGGATCACTTCCCCTGGATACCGAAACCTGTGTCATTTGGATTGAGCCAACGCACGATGACAGGCAGCACAGCTGCAAGCCCTGCACTAGCGATGGCCTTTGGGTCAGTAACCCCAGCCATATAAACGGCAACTGATGCCGCTAGGAATGAGCGCGCCCATGATGCGGCCATTGCTTTGATGTTTGTCATTTCTTTGCACCCTTCTTGAGTAGCTTCTTTTTTGGTGCAGCTTCAGGTACTACCACCGCAGGATATTCACCCTTAAATGGCACATATTTAGGCCGACCAAATCCCACGATCTCTTTTCCGATGGTGCGCTGCTTAATCATCACCATGCCGCCATTGCGTTGATCGCCAGTTCCTGATGTGTTGCCCTCGATGCAGGTAATGACCTTGCCATCGATTGCTGCCACGATGCCCACATGGCTAATGCGATCTACCCCATCATGCGGGAAGTCCATGAACGCATAATCGCCTAGCTGTGGCGCTTCATGCCAGCGGCCTAAATCCTTAAACTTGTGTGCGCCTGTAGCTGTGCTAACTACTGATGGCGCTTTGACTCCAGCTTGTGCCAGTACCCAGTTGCAGAATGAACCGCACCAGGGTAGGCCGTTGGCCTTTGTAAATTCTCCATATTTGGTCAGGTTGTCAGGCACTTCGACATAACCGACTTCCCCCAAAGCAATTGCGATTGCCTGGGGTGCTGTGCCATTAGGGTAGGTCATGTTCTGCATCGGCACATTCCCATCTTTTATTTTCATTTAAGAATAATTCAGGATGCCCACATTCAGGCATAGGTGCAATGAAAGCATCGTCTATAGGATCATAAGTAAAACCGATTCCTGCGTAATTAAAACGGATATTTCCATTGTAAGAAGTACGGAGACATTTTTGCCCTCTGAAATTTCCATACCAGGTTTCAGTGTCTAAACCTTCGATAGTTTCAGTCTCATCGATGCCGGTGATTACTTCTGTGACAATGTTATTTTCATCTAAAAATGCGTAATGTGCCATTATGACCAGCTCACATTTCCTGTGCCAGCAGTAATGGTTGCTCGCTTATAACCACCGCTTGCTGAACTTTCTGTACCTGTTAATCCTGCCCCGATTGAAATTGTGTAACTGTCTGGGTATCGCAAAATGACAACACCAGAACCGCCAGAGCCGCCGCCAGCAGCAGTAAGGTCTGCTGCACCACCACCGCCACCTGTGTTTGTTGCTCCAGATGTTCCAGGAGAAGTGTTGCGCCGAGAACCTGTGCCACCGCCGCCAGAACCACCTGATCTAGCACTTACATCAAAGCCAACACCACCACCGCCACCGCCAGCATAAGTAACTGAAGAACCTGTGATCGAAGTTGCAACTCCATTACCACCTGTACCACCTGAACCAGTAGCGCCTGCACCACCACCGCCACCAGATATAAAGTTGCTTGAGCTATCGCCACTCACAAAAGCTTGTCCAGCATAACCTTGATTGGTTGTTCCAGAACCGCCAGCGGCCTCAAAAAATCCACCGCCACCACCAGAACCACCTGTAAGACCAGCTAATCCACTAAAAGAACCACCACCACCGCCGCCAGTTGAGGTTATAGTCGAAAACACAGAATTAGCACCAGATGTTCCTCGCGTGCCACCAGCACTAGCCACAGCACCACCAGCACCAACTGTAACTGTGTAATTC